CGTCAGTGGCTCGTTTATACACATCGCGACGCAACCCTGGACGATCCGATGTTTCAATCATATGTTCAATTGCTTGATAGTGCGGATCATCACGAAAGGATCGTGTATGAAGCACAGCACCGATCGTGAGATCTGGATAACGGTGCAGAATTTCAAACAATGTATCAGGCGCGTCTGTTTCACAAGCAATAAAAAGCGTGTATTTATTCACAGATAATACATTTTTATGGAAATTTGGAAATATTTGAGCCAGCGTGCGTAATCCACCGGTCATAAGAATGGCAACATGGGGTGTTTCGTCGGTGTTGGTGTTGGCGTCGGTGTAGGACATTGGTTCGTTGTTTCTTTTTTTAATTAGTCGGCTGCTGTTTTAGATAGTCTAAAGAATATACACATTTCATATGTAGAAAGAAAGATGCAAGGATTCACAACTGTAAATACACGTCGCCGCCTGGCTCGTAAAGCACGCGAAAACGCTGAACAAACGCGTCTTGCATCAGAATCACTTATTCCTGGTGCAGTGTGGGCAAATATTCCACTGAGCCGCTCGCATCTGCCTGGGATTCCTTACAGTTATTATGATGACGAGATTGTGATGCTTCGTGAACGCACGGCGGCACTGATCGAGCGTCAGAATGCGGAAGCATGGGCACGCGCACATACACGTGGACGTCGTGTTGGTGATGCAAATCCCAATGAATGGCACGAAATGGGCAAAAGCGGTAAAGTTTTGGAAAAAAGACGTCGTAAAGCCGTCGCGTGGATTGGGAGTGCAGAATAATAGAATTTAACATTGATTGATTATATTCTGATTTTTATATAAAAGATTGGAATATAAAAACACGTGTGTGTGCACGGATGGCTTAAGGTTCTTCAATGCGCTTCCAGATGAATCCACCGGCGGTTTTATTTTTTCCTATAACTGCTCTATAAATACTGTTAACGCCTACTTCATCGGATGCGGCTTTCATACTTGGAAACGTTTTTACAAATTCACCTTCTTTTGTATATTGAGCAATTTTGACTCCGCGGATTTCGGTCATCACTTTAGAAAGTTTCGCTTTTCTTTCTTCATTAAATGATGCATCACGTCCATTTGCATAAGTCTTTTTCACAGATTCACTGATTTTTTTACGGGTTTCTTCTTTCAATATTGAATTTTTCAAACTGTTGCTGATTTTGGCACGGGTCTCTTCGGAGAGTTTTTTCCCCAAGTTTTGATTTCGCATTTTTTGACGATATTCGCTCGTCATTTTTATTGATTTTGAATTAGCAACTATTTTATTTTTAATTTCCTCTTTGCGTTCTGTTGTCATTGCGGCATAACATTCAGCCGTTGCTTTAGCCATTTTCTTTTTGGTTTCTTCACTGTGCTTTTTTCCTCTAAATCCACCACCCATGCCGCCTATTGTTGCGTTATATCCATTTGGAACTAGTGTGTTGAATTCTTTGATTTTTTGTTCTTCCAATACGAAACGCTCGCTTTTTCTGCATTCAAGAATGACCTCAAATGTAAAGTTCTCTTCGCCGTATTTTTGGAAGGCTGATCTTAGTAATGGACAGCCTCTTCCTTCACGTATTGAATATATATGTCCTTTCCATCGCTTTTGTGGATTTTTCTCTTCAGTTTCACCTATGTATAATTTTCCATTTATTTTATTGGTTATTTTATATATGTAGGCTTTTTCTGATGGTGGTATAAGATCGGACGACATGGTTGCTGGATGACATTTGAAATTTGCTTTGAAATTTGCTTGGAAATTTGAGTCAATTTTTTGGATCCAAAAATTGGAATCAAAAAATTGGGGTTAATTGGTCAGTGTGGGATTCGAACCCACGACCTTCGCTTTCCTTATATACTAATTAAAGTATAAGAACGAGAGACTGAACCGCTGTCTTAACTGACCAAGGGCGTGCCTTTCGGCGGGGTGGTCCTACCTGGAATCGAACCAGGGCTCCAAGAGTCAAAGTCTTGTGTACTACCATTATACTATAGGACCTTGGTGCAGAGAGTGGGATTCGAACCCACGAGGATTTTCTCCATTTCGTCTTGAGCGAAACGCCTTGAACCACTTGGCTATCTCTGCTATATGTTTTGTATAGTGTTTTTTATTTTTTGGTTGTTTTTTGATTTCTTGAGTTTGTGGCTCTTGCGAGCCGAGTGCGCCGACTGGGAATCGAACCCAGGTCAACCGCTTGGAAGGCGATTATTCTACCATTGAACTATCGGCGCTTGGTGCAGGAAGTGGGATTCGAACCCACGAGGATTTTCTCCACGCGATTTCTACAACTTTACAGTAGGATTAGTACTGTAGTTAAGACTTAAGTCGCGCTCCTTGGACCGTCTCGGACATTCCTGCTTATTTGTGAGTTTCCCCACAACCTAACACATTCATCGATCCTTTAAGCCGTCAATTTTGTTCCCTGGAGGACGAAAAAAGCCGTTTTTTCTCAAGATCCATAAATTATCTCATTTTCCATTTTTGGTTCATGTTCATATATATGATATTTCCAGACAAATCCTGCAGAGGATTTTGTTGCACCCTTGAGTGCTTGCATTATTGAAGTTTTGCATATATTAACATTTCGTGCTGCCTCTGAAATACTCACATAAGTTTGAATAAATTTCCCATCTTTGGTATACTTATCAATCCTTTTACCAGATGCTTTTGCCATTGCTTTTCTATGTTTTTCAATGCCATTACAGTCTCCTTCGCCTATTTCTTCATAATATTTTAAAACACTTTTTCTAATTTTATCTTTTGTATCAGCACGCAATGTTCCATCGTTAGTATGTCCTCTTCCGCCAACTCGTCCCTCTTCTAATGCAGCCTTGTATTTTTCAGACTCTACAACCTTTTTACCATGTTCTTTTCTATCAATCTTATTATCATAGTAATCTCGTGTTCTGGCTCTAACCATTTCTTTATATTCAGGATTCGAACTATATTTCTTCGTAGCCTCCACAATCCTTTTAATCGTCTCCGCACTATGCGTCTTCCCACGAAACCCCGCACCTCCCTGCCCGCCCTCCAAAATATTGTATCCATTGGGTGCAATGCAATCATACTTCTTAATATATTCCCGCTCCCAACGATCACATTCCTCATCAAAGCAAATAATCAGTACTTCAAACATGAATGCATCAATACCATATTTCCGAACTGCATCGCGTAGCGCAGGACATCCACCCTTTTCTTGACGACACATATACTTATGTTCTTTCCACCGCAATTCATAATCATGTTGAATTGTTTTGCCAATATAAATCTTTCCAGAAACACGATTTGTAATTTTGTATATATAACCCATTTTTAGTTTTGGAAAAAATTGCCAAATTTTCTGGAAATTTCCGCATTTATTCAATTTTGTAATAAAATAATTTAAGGACACAACTCCGCAAACGCCTCCCGCCACCGCTCGACACACCGTACATGCGTTGGATCGATTGTTTCCAAATACGTGCGATTTTCTGCCAACCGCGTTTCAAACGCATCATCATGTTTTTTAAATGCATTATATATCTGTATTGCACACATATCAATATCAAGATCCGTGTAATAATTCCCATAGTCTTTTAATAGCGGCGAATTATGAACAAACGGATATCCATAATACATTATTTCATAATACGAATAATTCAATGGTGTATAGATTTGATGACAGGCAAATACAGGAATATTGTTTGAAGCATTGAAATGTAGAAATATTTCACAAACACTAAGACGCGCAAATTTCCGCACTTTTTTACCAACATGTAATTTCGATACAAGTGCATTCAAGGCTTGTGATTCCATAGGATATGAAAAAATAAATATTTCATCAATCAAGTCCGGATTACTATTGTATAATTTTTCGGCTGCCATTAATTGCACCACACATGTTTTTACAAAATTAATATTGGATTCTGGAATTATTAATGTTATTTTCTTCTGTGTATGGTGTTTCGGATTATAAAGCAATGCTGATGGGTTTGCGCCGTGTATATGTTTGCAATAATATTCCATAATGGATGAATTCCATACATGAGGAACATATCTTGAAACGTGCGCGCCGTGCAAACCACGCAAACCACGCAACAATTCAATATATGTTTTCATGAATGGAAATGAATCCAATATCCAGGCTTTATCAATTGGCGCATCTTCATGCCCAAGTATACCGGTTGATCGTGTATGTGCAGTGGCTGTATTTTCAATTGTCATACATAATGAATTGCTGCATATATAACCTACAACTGTGACGCCATATGTTTTACATTTTTTATAAATAGGATGTTCCAAGGATGTTGTGACTGTAATTATTGCACAATAAAGTTGTGGGTTGAATTTGGCTGGATCCGATGAAATTAAATTTACCTTTATGGAATTAAATACAATTTCAGTATGCGCTTCATCATAACTTAACAAGTCACACTCATATCCAAGTTGTTTGCATAATAAATACAAATAAATGGCGTTTTGATTCATACCATTTGAAAATGTATGTTCTCGGGTGATTATAATTCCAATTCGCTTGGGTTTAGATTTGAGTTTGATATCGGCGGCTATTTTATTTACCTGTGTTTTATATTAATTTTCTGACTAAATAAACGCCACCTAATAGTAATGCAATTGCAAGCGCCGATTCTTCAAGTTGATACATGCGTAAACGATTATTCCATATATATTTTCCAGTATCATTTGCATTGTTTGGAATATTGCACGTCTGACATGTTCCATCACGATTATCACTGTCTGCGCTGCGTTGATAGAAAATGCGGATGCATGGTCCATATACTGTAAGTGCGCCCATTTGGGCTAACAACGCTGCATAATGATCGACATGAACTTCAATAGGATATGCACGCTCCAATAAGCGTTGCGCGCCGCGTCTTGATACAATATAACAATGAAATAAATACGAATAATCGTATCGGCTAACGTCGTCATCAATATCAACGCGTTGTTTTACAAGTGCACCAGGATTCACAATATCCCAGTCTCCCTCTTGAATTCGAGGGTGGTCAAAAAGACGTTTTAGTTTTGCATACGAGTCTGGATCAACCCGTAAATCATCTTCCATAATTATCAACGCTGGTGCATCTGTTTTATCAAGTAAATGACGCCACGCAGCAACATGGGTGTGATAAATGGCAACTGAGTTCTTAGCCACTATTTCATAATGCGATCGTCGCACGCCTGCCATTATATTGCGACGTGCACTAATCCCTAATTGTGGGTCGTTCAATACATCTATTTGCGTGCCATCTATGGCTTCGAAACGTTCGACGTGCGGAAAATGACGTAAACCGGGTTGCGCTTGAAACTCGTTCCATCGATCCATGCGTCGTCGTAAATTAATGCAAACAGCCGGCAATGTATCCAGATTCATCGTGCTATCCTATATCCTTACTTATTATTGCCAAAAAATTTGCCAGTAATAATGTTTATTGCGTGGTTGCGTGGTTGTGTTGTTGCGTGGTTGCGTGGTTGTGTTGTTGCGTGGTTGCGTGGTTGTGTTGTTGCGTGGTTGCGTGGTTGTGTTGTTGTGTGGTTGCGTGGTTGTGTTGTTGTGTGGACGTGATTTGAATTATGAAGTTGCGTCAACTTCGTAAATACGGTGCGCTTTCGGAAAACCATTGAATTCCGAGGCTGTCACGGTTGTATATGCTCCCATATTTGGGACACGAAGAACATCACCCACATTTACGTCATGAAGTGGGATATGTGTTCCAAGGCAATCCCCACTATCACACGTACGTCCAAATACAATCGTTGGACGTTGTTTCTCACGCGGTCCAGCCGCACGCAAACGTTCAAACGTTGGCACTTGATGATCAAACGGAATATTGCTAAATGAACCATATACAGATTCATCGATTGTAATACGATAGTTTGGTTCCTTATCAGATTTCGGAGACGGATACACCGGTTTTTTCCCAATGACGGTTGTATAAAGTGTATGTGTTGGTGCAGCCAGGAATCGTCCTGGTTCTGCTATCCATTTCACAGACGGATCATTGAAATATGTATGACGTGCAGACGTGACCTCGTTGGCTACTGCTTCAAACATTTGTGGATTGGGTACAAATCCACCACCAATATCAATCAATGTTGTATCAAATCCTCCATACTTTTTTGCTATTTTTGATGCTTTGTGGCAGTCGGCGATTGCTTTATTATATTGAGCCGGTGCGACGCATTCGCTTCCTACATGGAAACTGAACCCATGGAAATTGAGCCCATGTGTTTTTGCCACACTATACATGCGTGGCAACCAGGCTAGGGGAGCACCGAATTTTTTACTGAATGGCTGTTTGGATCCTTTATCCTGAACAAGCAAACGGGTCAACACACCTCCTTGCCAACCCGCATCAGCCAGTTTCTCGACTTCTTCAACAGAGTCAACTACAGTGAGATTCACACCGCGGGCTGCAGCCAGCCGAATGTCTTCCACTTTTTTACACGGTTGCGCGTAAATAATCTTGTGCGCCGGCACAAGTGGATGGACTTCTTGAATCTCACGATCGGATGCGCAATCAAATCCTATTTCAGGATACAATTCACACATCCAACGCATCATTACCGGATCATTGTTACATTTTACTGCATAATGAGGGGTTATTGTTGGTAAATGACGTCTCCATAGTCGGAGTTGCTCTTGAAGAGCGGAACGGCTGATGCGGAAATATGATAACGCCAGTGTGTTGATACCCAGTCCGGATAAAAATTTTTTCAGGGGACGAACGATGATTCATTTTTTTCGCCGGAATGAATTGGTCGTTTTATAATTATTATATTGGATGTTGATTTAGTTGCAACTACTGCTTTACGTTTTTCACGACGACGCGCATTAATTTCATCACGGTGTGTTTCCACATATCGACGCACACGCTCATGCACAGTAGATGGATTGGCTTTTTCTTTCATATGTAATTCATCCAATTTCTTTTGTTTGGCATCTTTTAGCAAATTAAGTTTCTTCTCCATATCCAACAATAATTGTAGACGTGCTGGGCGAATTGCAATGCGTTGTTTATGTTTGATCGCATTTTCAAGTATGGAATTGTGAATGGTTTCGTTTTTTTCAGGAACCACAATTTCATATGTCGTTGCATTTCCCTCAATTAATGGAAGTTCAAATGTTTGTGATATAGATAGAATTGAACTTTTGATGGCATCTTTTGCTTCTTCGACAAATTCATTCGCAGAAACCGTTATTGATGCTATATTTGCGCTCATTTTCCTTTTGTTTTTTCTAACGCATAATTGATTGTTAGTCTTTAGACTGAAAAAATTGATATAAACTCTGTGAACTATGTCAAGCAATACGCTTCCAAACTTCCAAACTTCCAAACTTCCAAACAATGTCGTCTGTATTTATTCAATTTGTAAACGATGATGCATTTGAAACAATTGAACTACCGTCGGCAAACATAAATGGCGCGACCCTGATTCCATACTTTAAAAGTATGCATGGCATGCTTAATCGCGCAAACAATCGATATGGTAGTGCAGAATTACCAATTAAATTTGCAAATGTGCAAATTGACGAATTCATGACAATTTTGGATTTCCTACAATTAAAATATCATTGTAAACTTCCATTTTCAAATAATTTAATTACGTACAAAATGCTATTGGAATGTGAATGGAATGACTTACCGTTGCATTCATCGTATTTAGATTTGATGAAGACAATTCCAATAGATTTAGTTGTTAAATGCATGTGCGCATGCTCGCATATGACATTGTCTAAGTTAGGAGAACTCTTTACGTTTCGCGTCATTCATCTTTTGCATGCACAGTCTGAAACGATTGGATCTACCATGGAATCATTGGTCAAATGTGCATCGCCGTTTGATCTTTACAAATTTCAACAAATGGTGTCTGCTTTGATAAAATCTGATTCTGTCGTTTCATGCTGCATAGTGAAGCGATTTCGATCAAACTCATTTTAGACACACGCAAGAGCCACAAGACCGTGCGACTGGTCTAAAATCATTTATTCTATTCTATACTTAGGACTGTAGGTGTCTCCAATCATGAACTATACCGGATCCGGATTTGTATTGCTTTCTCACGATCTAACATCCATATTGTTGGTTCATGACGCCCGGTCTGGAAAGTGGGGATTTCCTAAAGGACATCGTGAAACAATTGATGGTGGCAACGACTGTCAAACGGCTATTCGCGAAACATATGAAGAAACAGGATATACAGCGGATATGTATACTATAATCCCTGACGTATTTAAAATTAATAAAGGTTCGCAATCGTACTTATTCCGTTATGCCATTTTGAATGATGATACAATCCGCCCCGCGCTGAAATACAATGTTGTCGAAATTCGAGAAGCGCGATGGATATTGATTAAAAGTCTATTAGATGCTACAAATGTTCTTGATGGAAATAAATATTTGCGCACATGGATTACAGATTTACAAAATAACGCAAATAAAAAATCCGTAACTCTGCTTAAAACATTACTTACGCGCCTTTTGCCAACGCAGGAATCCGTGAGTCCGACTAACATCATAACTTGTGCCTAATTTCTCTTTTGCAATCGTGTGTGCTATTTTTTCATTAGGTGTCAATGAATTGTAATATTCTTGAATGACTGGATCTTCATGACTAAGATCAAAGGCACTTTTGTATGTATTTGATTCAATGACATCTGATTTTGTATTTGCAACTGCAGTTGCAACATCAAATGTTTTAGGATTTGTTTTAGGTTTACTTAGCATCACCATAATATTTGGTGTGCTCGATGCACCCGTTTTGACTGTTACCTTTTTCGGTGGCATCTTCTGAAGTTCTGAAGTTCTGAATTTCAAACATCTTGTGCTATTAGATGTTTCAAATTTTTGCGGATACGCTATCTTATTTATAACAAATATATAATCACATATATAATGCAACACGATTCTTTTACTGTTGCAGTAAAAACCAATCATTATAATTTTAATATGTCTGTGATTGAAAAATACTATGATTCTTATATATCGTATACATTTGTTGTAGGTGACCCAAAAAAACCATGTCTAAAATTATACATTACGTATCCATTGACAGACGACAAAGATAGAATTGAATGGTCAAAACGTGGCGCTTTGCTGAACATAGATGCGTTGTTAGAATGTTCTCTGGACGACATTAATGAAAATTACATTAAAAAACACAGTTTCGGACAAGAATTATTAACAACCGTAGATCATATAGTAAAAACATACTTTCCACACGTTACAACATTAACATTATTTGACGCAAGTTATTTGCCTTGCCATCGCCCAACAAATGATTCATTGGATTTACTAACGTATTCTATTGCATTATATGGGGCTACATGGTATGAAATAAAACGAAACGCCTACATTCCAGATATTGCAGATCGTGCATTTTATGAAAATAAAATAGAAAAATACACTTCAAAAGAATTCAAGTCTTCAATAACTGACGAAGAATTTTTACGTAAAATAAAATTTTCTCGCAATGAATTTGCACAGGATTTTTTACTTAAAAACTATCAGCACATTAGCAATCTTTATAAAACAACACACACATTTCCAGAATTTTTTCAGGGTTTGCGAAATATGATTCCTTTTGCAGACAGATGCAAATTTTTCAATGATTGGTTGCCAGCATTTCTTGATATTAATAAAGTAAGTCGTGATTGGCAGTATGATTTATATCCGGCAACGAAAGCAAAAAAAGGTACAAAAAGACGCATGCGTAAAACACGTAAAAAGCAGCGTAATTACAATCGATAGTGCAATGTTGTTGCATCAATATCCATCCCTAACATGGAAAAAATCCTAAATTCAATAACGTCAATATCACGTTTAATATGCACACTAATATATTTGTTAAGAATATTTGCAAGTTGATTCATATTTGCACTATTTTCAATTCTAATAATATCTGCATGACGCAATTATAACAAATAAACTGTGCGGCTTCCATCTTCTTCCACTAATTCTGTAGGTACAATTTGGTTCGTCTGTAAATTCATCAAATATGTTCCACATAGCAACAATTGACTATAGGAACGCGCAATCATATATGTTTCATGCGGATAATATACGTTTGTTTGGATACAATAGTTTCCACTCGTTTTTTCTAAATGCAGTGATTCCAGCGACGCAAATGTCAAATCAGGCGGTGTAGCCACTAACCATCCAACAGATGGAATGCGGGCAAGACAACGTTGAAACGCCACACATGATCGCGATTGAATGATTTTCAGCATCTTCTTGTTTACATATGATAATTTTACATAAACACAAGTCTTAGATCAATTTACATCGATGCGTATCCTGCAATCGCACCCAGTGCACCCGCAACGGCTCCCCACGCCATATCCGTGGCTGTCATGAATCCCGTCCAGCCTTTGAGTGTTGCCCAATTTGTGAAATCATAGAATCCATACATTGTGCCGCCGACCAGAGCGCCTTTAAGTGCTGCATCACGCCATCCCGTAGCTGATTTCACGGCTACCATGTATAGCGCAAATACTAAGAGCGCATATACAAATACAGCCGGAATCCAGCGTACGGCTAGAGGTGATTTTTGAACGGCTGCAAATAATTCTTCATGATAGGATTGGCGCAATGTCAGCCAGGCTGCATCACCGGCTAAGACTGCTGCTGTAATTCCAACAATTGGTTTGATTACTTTGATCACTGCGTTCATATTTCACCTTTCTAACCATGTCAATGAAATAAAAGACTAAACCAGCATGGAACTTGAAGGATTCGGAGTATCACTTATTGGACGGGCTATATATGTATGTGCACCACCTGATAAAGCATGGATTCCGTATGAATTCATTTCCGGAATAACATATAATTGTCGAATTTGTATTTCTGGACATCCTAAAAATGTAAGACTTATTGATACATCCGATGGTTGGAATGCGGTGTTTCACCCGTCATCAGCCCGTGATTGGTCATGTGTCGCAACAATGATTCAAAGTATGGGACCACAGGTATTATTAGTATTTGATTCATATGCGCCGGTTGCACCGGCTTCGTTTATTACGTTTCTGGATAATTGCGTCACTACGGGACGTATTGTTCTTACACGAATATGGATAGGGACACATGTGGAAATTCCCTGTATTCCAGACGCAATTATGTTCCCTATATTTCCTGTTCCTACATTGTCTCAGTCCGCGTCAAATGAAGCCTATGAAATGATGCGCCGTCTTCCAGGACGCAATGGACATGGGGTGTGGGCAGCGCCAAATGTGGATGAATGGAACGCCCTTGTGAAGGCTACCGCAGAGGGTCATGTTGGAATAATGATCAGTGATGTTGGTGAACATAATTGGTCATTGTTTTGGCATAAAGTCGAAGATTCACTTGTAGGAAGTTCAAATTCAACGCTAACGTTGGCTAAACTATTAATTGGAACTGGAATGAAATTATTGGATAGATGTTAAAATGCGTCGAAATACCATAATTGTGTTTTTGAACCATCCAAGTGTTGCGTGTTGACGTAAATAACATTCTGCTACTGGATCGCTTTTGTATCCCAATTATACTTGAAGTGTCACAAACAACAGTTATTGAAAATTTATTTCCGAAATAGCACTTTAGTAGTTACGGCGACGTTGTGTGCGACGATTCTTGCGGCGTAGTTTGCCGCTTTTGCGAGAACGGCGACGTTTTCCACCATTTTGATTATTGTTTGAATTGGTGGGCGACGCTGGTAGAAGCGGTAAGGGTTCGGCTTCTAGTAATTCAGTAAGTGCTTCTTTGAACTCAGAATCACCAGGTAATGCATTAATGTATGCACGCAGTGGTCGTAAACTTGCACCATACTTTACATATTCTTGAATGAACGGAACCATCCCTTTAGCACCTCCAATTTCTCTAAACCCCCCAAAATCAAGTTTATCATCATCCGTACCAAGTTCACGTATGAATTTCTCTAGTCCTTTTTGTGGATCTTGTGGACGCCCATAAAGGTGTTTCAAAACGTGTTTGTGAACATCTTCTGGATCAGCTTCGCCATACTCATCCTCAATAGTATAGGGTGGGTTCAACATATAGTCCATAAAATCCTCAAGCCATTTTTCATGCGTAATTCCGGGAGGGATTTGGACGGGCATTTTGTTTATATTAAGGGGGGGGGGGGAAATGTTTGTCGGGTTCTAGGCACTAAAAAACTAGATCTAGAGTCCATTCGTCCGCGAATATACTCATTGTTTTGTTTGGTTTGGTTTTGTTTTGTTTGGTTGTATTGATTAGATACAAATTCTATGAATATGTATCTAATGTAAAATTTTACACCTTTTACCATTTAAAATGGTAAAGGTAGGGTAGCCTTTTTTCTTTCAGGTAAATCGCCACAAATTTCCAACCCAGAGGGTTGGAAATATCGGCGTTTTAAATGAAAAAAGGTGTAAACCATATTATAAGGATTGTGTTTACCAGAATTTACCGCCGCCGTGTTTCTTGCTGTGCTTCTTTGTGAAAGCAGTGAACACGCCCTTTTTAGCCTTGTAACCGGCTTTGTGTAGACGCGACAAGGCTTTCTTGCCAGCAGCATGTTGTTTCTTGCTGACAATGCGACCGTGTTTGTTTTGCATTAAATCTTTGCGTGTCAAACCGCCGGCTGTGTGTTTGGCAGTTCCGTGAAATACTTGAGCCTTAGAACCAACTGTTTGCATCTTTGTTTTCTAACGAAACAGCATATTTTTTTCAAGGGCGTTCAGATGTCGCCCAGGGCGGGCTGAAGGGTAGACTTTTGTTTCAATCCAGGATTCAATCCCCTCGAGACTGGATCGGGGATCCAATGAACGGGCTCTATCTAACGCGCGCGCGGACATGGTTTTATAATATTCCGTGTCCGTTTTGAGACGCCTTAATGTTGCTATCCATGCTCCAATATCGTCTCGATCACAGTATATAGCCGCGTCTTGACAACATTCACGCAATCCGGGTGTCGGATTTACAACGACCGGAATACCAGACGACATGGCTTCCACTGCGCTACGTCCCCATGTTTCTTCTTTGGATGGCATTATCAAAATGGCAGTCTGGGCATAAATATCTTTAATTTCTGTTGTATGTGTCATATAGCGTAAATTTGGAATTCCATTTTCCACAATTTGTTTACGATAACCACCCATAATTCCCAAAAATTCATATTCCGGAAGGGCTTTTGCTAATTCAATAATTAATTTACCACCTTTGTTTTCATTCACATTGCTCAATGTGATATATTTACGAACATGTTTATCTTTATCGACCGCATAATTATGAAAATCAACAGTCGGATTCATAATTGTTGCATAGGCATCAGGCACATCAGGACGTAGATTACGTAAACTATTGGAATTAAATACTGTCCATTGACGTCCTACAATTCGTGTATCATTCCATTCACCCTTCACACCATGCACATAGTTATCGGTGTGAATCCATGATACAAATGGCTTCCCTGTTATATAACTTAACCATATCAGTTGTTGTCTGTATGGACCGCTATGACTCATAATGATATGCGATGATTGTAAAACTTGATGCAATAACGTGGTGTCATTCAAGTCAAAACACCGAATGTTTTCATATGTTTGTCGGGGATATGCTGGACTGGCAACAAATATATCAAATTTATAAGGTTTTTTCATCAAATATGTGTTTAATTGATGCGTGCATATTTCACTTCCCGCATTTACAAATGGCACATAATCTTGATTGATCCATAATATCCGGATTCGTTTATAAGGAGGATCCAGTGTTTCCCATACTGGCCATTTTGTACGGGCTTCACGAATTGATACGTTGCGCGACTGCCTTATTGATGCATCAAAATAAAGAAGACATATTATAATCAGCGCAATCGCACACCAGAGCAATAACGGTTGTATACTGGCGAGTTTCGCCATCCTTACTTTTTGCAAATATATTATTTATGTAGAGATGTCATTAGTGCCTTTACCTACAGGAATTTTACCACTTCCGCCTGCCCTAGCCTCGGCTGCCGCCGTTGGTGGTGCAGGAGGCGGCAGTGCTGCTGCTGTGCCTGCTGCTGCTGTGCCTGCTGCTGCTGCTGCTCCTGCTGCTGCTCCAAATCCGTATGATGCAATATGGTCAACTCCTGGTATGTTATCATCGATGTTCAACCTTCTCACACAATTGACAAAACACATTTATTCATTACATCCAAAAAATATGCATTTTTATATGAAAGGCGGCAATGCATTCACACTTCTTAAAAGAATGTACAAAATAGACGATACAGCATTTTTTCCAAGTGATTTTGATTTCACACTTTTAATTAATCCACATTTAACGATTGACGAATATAATGCTCTGCAAGCATCTGCACTAAATGTATGCCTACAAATAATTATAGGATTTTGCGGTGGGTTTGAAACAGGCGCGTCAACAAATCCAATACATTTTCATGAAGTAGAATTGTTTGGGGGTGTAATAAAACAGCACCCTAATGAACAATTGAATCAAGTATTTGCATATTATCGCGACAAATCTTTGCATAGTTTGTCTCCATTTGAATTAATTATTCGTCCAAATACGTCATATCAAGATAAAATTTTTGATATTGGTGTGATTTTATTGCGTTTACGACAAGCAGGTGGTCGTAATATTGATTTATTCGACATTTCGTTTAATATCTGGAATCCAACAAATCCAAGTTCAACTGCAATGATATCTGCAAAACGTGATTGGTCGATGACGCATTTAGAACATTATCAAGATGTGCCGTTTGGACTAGATGTAATGCTATACGATCCGTTTACTGCGTTTGTCAATATGCATATCGCTGCGCGTCGAAACACGCGTGAAAACAAACGCGCAAAACGACTTGCGCGTGCAAAAAACTTACAAAATGCATTCAAGTTTAATGCAAATACATACAAGAATCGTAGAAATACGACGCGTAAATTTTTGGCAAATGAAGCAAATCTAAAAAATATTATATAGCCCAATCAGGGGGATCCGCGCATGGCATCATTTTTCATCACGCAAGGGCAACAAGACCGCAATGTGTCTGCTATGTATTGTGTAAATACGACTCATAGGATTCTTTCATTGTTAGCGGTGGATTGCGTCGCCAATTATCAAGCAATGTTTGATTTGGGTCGCGATTTTGTTCATATAATGATTTGAAGTATTTCATCATTCGATAAATATTCAAATGATTATATACACCTGCAAAATGAATTAAGAAATCCCCTTGTTTATATAGACGCATCGATGGACAATTTGCAGAATCATTTGGACCAAATACATATGCATTAAATTTCCAATGCTCCGTACATGTCTCAATCTTGGCTTTATCGAGTGGATTTGTTTCGTATAATTTGATCATAGCCGCATTATCCCACCAAATATGATAAATAAGATCCGTTTGTGTATATGCACGATTCAAAAAATCTTTGAGCCATGCTGAGCGTCCGCGATACAATACATGACCGTTATTCAGATGATTACATGCATCCATTGTCCATAACATATCTTTGTCAGCCGGCAAATGTGGAAGTATATGATCTTCAATGCGCAATGTCTGATTTAAAATAATCGCGTCTGCATCACTCCAAAAAATATAATCATATGCGTCTATGTATTTAAGAATAAATTTTAGTTTTGACCATGGAATAGGACGTGTGCGATCCCAGACGTCTTCACCACCCGTTATAAAATCATAGCCGTGTTTTTCAGCGTAGGCTCGTTTCGATGCAAGACCTGGTTCCATACACTTTTTATAGTCTTCGCCAACACAAAATGTTAAAATTGCAATACTATGTCTAGTTGAGGACATTTTCTAAGTATGTAGGAAGATATAGGTTTAGCCCTAAACTAGAAAAATTGACATTCTGTGTCCATGTAAACACCCTTTAATAAGGGCTATTCTTCATTGCCGTCATCCAACGAATTTAGATTAGATTAGATTCATAATGACCACTGCAGTTTCCACAGGAAAATACATTCGCAATGAATTTAATAATTTTGTATGTCCGCATTGTGGAATTGTAGAAAAACATCAAAATACAATGCTTTATCATATTGAAAGCAAACATGAAATGAAATTTCGTTTTGAATGCACGCATTGTGAAGATAGCCCTAAATTTCTACAAAAATGCACATATCTACATCATCTAGCCACAGTGCATCCTGACAATCCGCATCCAAGCGGAAATGAAAAAAACATGTATGCAGGACTCACATTTACATGCCCTGATCCTGAGTGCACACACTCGACGCATACAAAAGCAAATCTTCGTATTCATTTTGCACGAACCCATGCAAAATCATGGATTCCAGCATATGCAAAAGGCAAAGCGTGCACTGGATGTAGCAAAACATTTGCTTCATCCACTGCATATCTTTATCATTCAACGGAATGTTTTAAAAAAGATGCGCCTTCTGAACATCTAACAATGATTACGGAGATTCATACTGGTATCAAAAAATAACGCGATCGCGGATTGCATATAATCCATGATAACCTAATGCTGCAAACCCAAGTATCAACAACATTTCAAAGTAGCGTCGGTTTGCGTCTTTTTTCAAATATCCCAATAGTAAAAGAAGAGGCGCAACAAATAATATGTGAATCCAATTTACCCATGCACTTTGTCCAGCCATTAATTTACCATACGCTCTATATGAATGATATGCAAGCACAACCGCACCAACTAATCCAAGTGCATAAAACACGTATTCGTGGATTTGATCACGATACAATCCTACATATAAAAATAATGGCGCAATAATCGCAATGTGAAAAAGATTAATATATGACATCTTTATTCATGTGTTTGAAAATAGTTTTTCAAAAATACGTCGGCTGATTCCAATGCACCTTCTATCCATTCTTGTTGTTTGCTTATAGACTCGCCAACTACATATACATTCGTAGAAGGATTCATTGCATTTTTAATTGCAGTGTCAACATTATATTTTCCAGGCAACCAATAGGTGCATCCGCCACTCCAATAATGTTTTTGTAAATATGTGGGTGTAGGTATGTCTTTATCGGGAAATAATTTACGCGTTTCTGTTTCAATTGCTTCTTCTAACGCGGATGCATCCATATCTTTCCAAACATCTGTATCAATTCCATCTGTATATGAAATCATAATTAATCCAGTTTTTGGATCAATAGGTATAATATATCGCAGTCGCGACGGCGTTACTATTTTTGGAAGATCTTTAAACCATATTACGCCTGTTGCATTTGGTGGATATTTTGCATAAATGCGACATAACGGCGACGTTGCCAATTGTTTCAATAACGGTGCCTCACGCAGCACACTAAATTTTCCTAAACTGCAACGGCATGTGGCTATAATAACATGTTTTGCGTAATATGTGAATGGTTTTTCATTGGCTTTTTTTCCACGTTTGCCTGTGATTTCAAACATGTCTGCATCAGTGCGTTTTATATCGTCAACACGGTGCCGTGATTTTAATGTAACGCCAGCGTGTAATGCTTCTTCTACAATATGTTTTATAAGTGAATCATTCCCTTCTGTGATTCCCACATATGCGTCGCTACTTGCGTCCGCACCCATTGAATCTGTTGGCTTGAATAGTTCTAACGCCATGTCTGCGCGCATAAGATCCATTTCTGCGCGATATGGAAACATCTCAAGAATAGGTGTATATTGCGCAGGCAAACATGATTTAATTGTATGTGTTGCTAAATCATCAGGATGTAATGTTTGAAGCACTTGACGCAAAGGAGTAAATAATTCGAGAAATTCGTTTGAGATACGTTCGCTGCCATACATACGTTTATAGTCTGAATATGTAGAAATTGGATATGTATGTAATTTATATTTATCAATCAACGCATGCACACGTTCATGTTTGTGAAAAATTCGCCCTGCACCAATTTCGTACTGTCCAACGTCGGGATCGCGAAATGTTACAATTCGTCCGCCAAAATTGGGATAATATTCTAATAATCGCACACGATGGTGACGACGGGCTAATTCAGCCGCAACTGTTAATCCTGCAATTCCGCCACCAATAATGACTATATCCTGACTCGGCGTAGCCATATTCTGTTGTGGTTGTTTGAATTAATTTTAGCCCAGCACTGATTAATCGCAGGGGGGAGCGTAACCTCCCCCCTTCAACCCCTGTTCCATGTATAAAGTCAAGTTTCAATGGCAATCCCTTACAAAAAGAGGAAGGAAGGTCTTAACGAATTGCCCAGCACTGATTAATCGCAGGGGGGGAGCGTAACCTCCCCCCTTCAACCCCTGTCCAGCACTGATTAATCGCTGAACGATACACTGACAGCATCAAATGTAAGTGGATCACCGCCATACATTGATCCATCATACGAAATACCTACGCGTATTAATGCACCTATTTTTGTATAAAATCTCCGATTCAAATTTACATACGCATACATATACCCTGCATTACTTCCAATTGCAGGAACATATACAGCCGAGCATGCGCCTGCATCATAGATCGAGTCGTCGAATTGCGCATCCTCTGTTTGTTTGAAACAATTGAGCCAAGATGTTTCCAATGATTCAGTGCTTCCAACATCATAATTGCCAATTACTTTGGCGTGTAAATGAACTCGCATACTTGACATTAAATACGCCGGCACTGGACAGGTTGGGAAAAAGTTCGTTTCACGCACATTTGTAATTGTGCTTATGAAATTTGGATTATGTATTGCAATCATCATATATTGAATTGGAGTTGGTTCAGAAAACGGCGTTTGTTCAATTAAAAACGATGCAAAACGATTCCCTTTATTTTCATCAAAATACATATCATATGTGAAATCTGGGTAGAATGCAGACGGATTTCCTAGCGCAGTACCGCTAAATGGTGTAAAATTGTAGCCCGCTGGATGTATGAAACGTCCAAATGTATATAATAATTCACGGCTATATGGATCCGTTGTAAACGTACTTAGCGAAGATGTATGATTATAATGGACAGCCGATGAAACTACAAGATCGGTTGTACTCATGAAAATAAATGAACTTATACTAACATCCAATCCAGATCCATATACGCCTGCAGGGGATATACCATCATTCATATTTGTTGGTGTCCCAGGATCTTCTAGACGTGGTAAAAGAGATAGCACACGTTGTCCATATATGCCAGAAGTGCTTGTGAAATTTGTGTATGAATTATATGATACTGTATCCACATATAATGTTGAAAATGTGGATTCGAATTGTTGCGTCTGTTCCGGATTTGCAGATACAATAGCCCCAACAAAACGAAGCGGTTGAACATATACTGGGTCTGTATAAACCCAATCATTCACGTATAATTGAATCGACGACAATGTTAATAACGTATCTACTGGAAATGGCAAAGATGTGATTTCCGCCATTGTTGCCGCATTTACAATAATTTGATTTGAATATACACACGTTGTTGATGTAATCGGATATAGTGTTGTTGTTGATAAATACAAACCTGCGCATATGAAATTACTATTTATATAATTGCCTGCTGTGAAATTTGATCCTTGCATATCAATGTAAAGAATTGAACCAGTAATTGGTGTATATATCCCACTTATTGCTATAGTTGATACAACTGTATTTGTGTAGATTATATCCGTTGTTTGGCTTTGCATTGATGATGTTACTTCAAATACATAGGATGGTGAAGAATACGTCTGTGTTATAAATGGATCATTGTATCCTGGATTGGATGTATTTGTAAATGCAAGAAATACTTCTTGTGTATTCATTGCGCTCGCATTCGACGTTGTGTTGACTAATGTATGCGATATATGTTGTGCTTGATAAAAGTAATCTGTATATCCAACAGTTGAATATGTGTCTTTTAGAACAGTTCCAATCAATTGAGACGTCTGTGGAGTATTAAGAATAAATCGATCATTGAATGATGATAATATTAACGTATCTGATAATTGAAGATTGGAATCCTGGTCAATAACATACGATTCGATTATCATAGGATTCCTATCACCTGGATACGACGGGTCATTCAATTGTACGGAAGTTGACAGACTTGTTGTTAGATATGTAGGTGATGATATAAATACAACAGCGTGATCAACCGGTGTTCCTATACTCCAGCCTTGACCTGGTGTATATATGGGCGTGTAAAGTGTATTTGGTTGGGCTACATACGGATTTGTTGCTACTAATGGAACAGAACTGATATGTAGTCCAAACTCAGCGTTTGGAAAAAGCGTTGATGTATACACTCCCGGTGTTTCAATTCCTGCATGCTGTCCTATATTATTTGCAATCACACTTGTGCTCCATACAGTTCCTGGTAGAATCGGTGATTGAAATGTCGTTGTTGAAATTTGTTGCGTAGACGCCGTATATCGATCGGATTGTGTATATGTTGATGTTGACGTTTGTAGTGATGAAGGCACAGTTGTTGGCGTTGGTAATCCGTACTGAAACCCTAATTCTCCCGCATGGGCTGTTGCCATTTGGGCAAATGTATACGATGTTGTGTATGAACTAAAATAGGGGTCCGTCAATCCAGCCTGTGCGTCACTATATAGTGGTCGCTCAACAATAACTTGAATTGCATCTGTATACAGTGTTTCTGGTATAATTTGTTGGAGCGCATCAGGTGCACCAGATGATGTATGTATAATTGTGGTTGATACGCAATGCACATCGCCTTCCGTTCGATTTAAATAAAATACACGTACAGGAATTTCTGTATCAATTGGATACGATAATGGCATATTTGGTAAATAAAGGGACATTGTTGTATACGTTTCCACACCATCCGTGTTTTCCAGCGACAAGATTGGTCCAACAGCCGGCAGCGTCATGTTTCCAGATTCACTTATAATGTAAATATCGTTGGATGCAAGTGTGCTTTTCTTACAAACAATCGATCCTGTCATTGCATAATCATCACTAAATAATCGTAAACGGACTAAGGGGGCTCCTTCGGGGCTTATACCATCACGATATGTTTTATATGGAAAATATGTACAATTGCGCACTTCAAGTGTAAGATAATTTGAGGATGTTGGATCCCCTATTAAAAAAACCATGCTTGTAACATACGGTACAAACTTATCAAGCACACAATATGTATTGAAATTTCGCCATCGTAAACCGGCAAACATGGATGTATTTTCATGTTCTACAATTTGAACCGCGGGCGGTTGTTCAAGAAATGCATTATCAATCCATGCGTCTAACTTTGCAATAGCAGTTGTAACTGTATCTGGTGTACCTGTTTCTATATCATTAATATGCGCGCCTCCAATTGTTGACGGTGTAAAGTTTACAACATTTGCTTCAAATGGTGCAGAAAATGTACTTACATACCCCATTTTTGCTTCCTCCAATGTCACGTCGCCATTTTGCGCTATTAAGAATGATTTTTGAAGCGATGCATGTATTGATGACGGTTCATATGACTCATACGTGATTGCATTTGTAAGGCGTATTGTGCTGAATGTTGCATCTTCAATACGCCCGCGTGTTGTGAGACCAAGCGACGTCGATGGAAGATTTGGAAAATCATCCGGCGTCCATACTTTGGTTGGATCATTAAATGTAATATGTCCAGATGATAACTGGACAATATTTGCTTCATATGGTGATGCCATTGACATCCTTAACTATCCCTATTCTTTATTATAGACTTGTTGAAATCGCATTTGACCGAATTTGCGGATGTGTCTTCTACCGGGAAATATCAATCTAAATCAAGATGAATACTGACAAATTCGCTTCGAATGCGATTGTCACCGATCCTGCATCGATCGGGTTTTCGGTGCAAGAAATATCGGATTTCCTATTTAAAAAGCATTCCTGGCGCGCAACAACATCTGCGCAGATTCCATACTGGAAGGAGCCGCTTCATAGACCACTGGTGTACGCAAACCAGATTTTCGGAAATGAAATACCAACAACTCCTCCGGTTGATTTTGTATCACTTACAGATGAACAAATTGCAACTGCATTTGGAATAAATGCAGGCGAACTCAATTCGTTTCGCACTACCGTAGATTCATCACCTTCGTTTCAAATTGAGCAATCGTCGTCGTTTCCATATATTTTTCGCATAACGAAATTATTATTACGTCCTGTGGCTGGAAATCCTGATTATGCGTTTCATGCAGTTACCGCGCAAACAAAAGTGAATTTATTAGCCTATCCAATACATTTTGGTTTGTATAATGGTGCATATAAAGGAACTATTTATCGAACAAGTGGATCGGGAGAAATTGGGAATAGCGGTAATGATATTATTACCGAAACACAATTTTCGTATATTTTTGATACAGACAATGGTATATTTACATGTTACGAAGTTGATAATGAAGATTGTCATCCAAATAGCGTGAAACGGCTACGTCCCCCGGCTGTTTCATGTTATGTTTATAAAGGTTCATTTGGGTTTGAAACATTGCTTAGTTCAGGTATAACTTCAATACAAATTGATGGAGGAAGTACTGTTACAGGTGCTTTGACGCTGAAAGCAGGCACAAACATTACAATATCCGAATCTGAACCAAATACAATTTTAATTACGGGAGGTGGTTCATCCAATACATGGAATGATGTAGGTACAAGTAGTGCAATTTATTATAATGCAGGTCCTGTGATTGTTGGCGCAAGTAATATAATTGATCCATCCTATGCGTTTGCTGTGGCAGGAACCGCGTATGCTACATCTGTATTAACTGAAAACGTCTATACAACATCCGATAAACATTTAAAAGAAAACATTAAATCATTTATTCCAAATCAAAATATATTAAATATTAGCACTGTGTCCTACAATTATACAAATAAACCTAGTGTGCCTGAACTTGGTTTAATTGCGCAAGACGTCGAACAATTTGTGCCGCAGATTGTTAAAGAATTTAATGGATTCAAATCTGTGCAATACGACCGCATTGGAGTATTGTTACTTCCGATCGTTCGTGAACAGAATAAGAAAATAAAAGAATTGGAAGATAGTGTAAATGAATTGAAATGCATTACATATACGTTGCTTAAGGGCAATCGTTCGACGTTAGTTGGCGTATAGATCTAACAGTTTTTCGTCTTGTCTTGTCGTTTAATCAAATATTTGAAAATATTCCCAGATGAGTAGAAGATGTCGGAAATAAGAGAAATATCAAAAGAAGATGATATTTTTTCTGTAACAATAGGGTCAATGAAAACAGCAATAAGAAACAAGAATAAAGAAATGTCGCGCAAATTCTTCGATCGGATGTATAAAATATTAACTAACTATAAAAAATTGTTGGAATCATATGATAAAGATCCAACTAAGGTTGACAAAAGCATTATTGACAAAATCAAAGGTCCGCGTATGGGATACAAAATTGTTTCAAAATATGCGCGCAATTTATGCGATGTAATGAATGATAAAGAACCTACTTATCCTGAGTTATTGAAGGAGGATGATGCTGATGCTGATGCTGGTGGTGGTGCTGGTGGTGGTGCTGGTGGTGGTGCTGCTGATGCTTCTGCTGCTGGTGGTGCTGGTGGTGGTGCTGGTGGTGGTGCTGGTGGTGGTGCTGGTGGTGGTGCTGGTGGTGGTGCTGGTGGTGGTGCTGATGCTGGTGGTGCTGCATCTGGCGCTAACCTGTTGGCGCAAATGCCAACAGCACCGACCTATAATCTTTCTACATTCGCATATAAGCCATATGAACCGGCTATGTTGGAACTGCCTACCGTTCCAACTGGAAAATTACCTGGAATTTTGGAACAGAAATTTGGTGAACTACAAACGAAAGAAACAGAAGGTAAAATATCAGCCGGCACCACTTTGTATAAATTTTGGTTATTTTTAGACAAGTTGATAAACAAGTTGCCAGAGTCATCGCCAGAGTTATCGCCAATCAGGGAAACGTTGGTAAAAAAGAAAGTAGAATTTCAAGATAATAAATTTTCTAACATAGATAGCGATCATGTAAAATTAGATAAATATAAGAAGTTAACCGGAATCAAAAAAGAAGCATTGAATTATATAGATAATATGATGAATGCCAATGTATTACAACGCGAAATGGTAATGACAGCATTTGATGAAGTAGATAAGAGTCAACATGGTGGTAAACATAAAACATTACGTCGCAATCGAACTGTAAAACGAACAAGACGCACACAGCGCAAATAAATATATCGACAACTTAAACAGTCCAACATACATTTATTACAAAATGCCGCATACGTTATTTTGTAATGGATTTTGGGGAGGATTTATTGAAAACACCGACGGCATTGGAATCAATGTTTTCATATATATATTGGAAAATACATTAAATACAACAATTTCATTAACATCCGACATTAATACTGCAGATATTTTACTTGAAAGTCATTTCGGTTCATCTGTATTTGCATTAAAATCATGGAAATATTCGTTTTTTTTTTCAGGTGAAGGTCAATCATCACTCCCTTCCAATTCAGAACAATATACATGTATTCTTGGTTCGCAGATTTCAATGAAAAACTTTGTAAGTTTTCCTTTGTATTTAGCATATGAATATACAAAGCCATACGATTATCCCGTCAATATAACAACTATTCCAGAAAAACAAATATGTTCAATAATTTCATCAGGGCAATTACGTGATCCCACACGATGTAATGTTATTGACAATTTGGAAGAAAAAGGTATACATGTTGATAGAGCAGGCAATTATAAAAACAATATTGGACACACAGTGCCAGGATCATATTATGAGCAGCCCATAATCGATTTTTACAAAAAATACAAGTTTGTATTAGCATTTGAAAACAAATCGCTCCCTTTTTACATTACTGAAAAAATCATTAATCCATTGCGAGCGGGAGTTATTCCAATCTATTTTGGTTCATCACGCATTGATGAATATATAAATCATGAACGCATTCTTCAAATCACGCCTGATACAATTGATGAATGCATTGCGAAACTGAACGAAATTAACAAAAATCCAGAATTATACTTACAAATTGTAAATAAACCAATATTTGTGAAATCGAAAGAACAAATGATTACAAATATTATTCAAGAAATGAAATACTTATTAGAAAACAACATATATTGTGTTGAAATTATTGGTAATAAAGAAAAAGAATCGAATCGTCTACCAACATTAACACCGATTCTTGAATTTTACAAGAAACAACCGAATTATGAAGTTTGGAGTGATTCTGTTCATACACACCCACTTTACAAAAAATACTGTATTCCATCACATCGCAAAGGAGCAATTAGTCTGGCTATTAATCATATTTCTATTCTAAAACGCTATGCATATAAAAACAAATATGTTCTAATTTTTGAAAGTGATGCTATACCAATATATCCAATGAATGAAATCCATAACGAAATTATGAAAGATATTCAGACCATGAAAGAAGCCGGTGTTGATTTTATAATGCTAGGAAAAGGGTGTTTTGAACATGTATCAGCAAATCCAGATATAAAACCGCAATTATCCTCTACATTATTTGTAAAAAACACATCGCGTTGCACTGAAAGTTATTTAGTGTCTCCTGAAGGAATAATACAATTTGTAAATTGGTTTTACAATACATCTTTGCATAATGTTATTGATTTTGATATTAATGACTATTTCAAACAAAATCCAGAACGAATTGGATGTTGGCGTTCACCGGAATTGTTTTATCAAGGATCGTGTTCTGGCATATATGCATCAAGCATATGAATACCAGCAGAGGCAAGTTAAAAATAAGATCTATTGTAAATTGATTTTATTTTGTAAGGAATTTGCTATTTCAATGCCACTTAGTGCGATGATACGCACCCCCCTGCCACAGGGATCAGGATGACCCCTGAATCAGCAACTTATAATGCGCAAAATCAACAAATTTCTGATGTATACGCAATGATTCTATCATACTGTTGTAACGATGGAACGCGTCGCAAGGATCAAACTCATCCCATGATTTTAACACAATGCATGGCAAATTGTTTGAAACCAATAATGTAAATGTGGATTCTAATACAATAGGTATAACATCTAAATAGTAGCATTCCCATATGCGATGGCTATCAACTCCATTTCCTGGCGGACATATTGCAAATTTACATTTTGCAAGTGCATTCAAATACTCCGAATGTGTTTGATTCGTGCCAAAACAAAGACCTTTACTACTTACAATTTGTTTGCATTCTTCACGTTGCGTTGGATTTGTATCAATATTAAAATAAAAATAAATTCGATCTTCTTTCACATTCATTTGGCGCTGTGCGTCACGCAACGCATGCAGGTTACCATGCGCCCACATTTCATTTGCTACACCAATAGGCAACATATGTAGTTTTGAGCATGGATGAGTTATCATAACATTTTGTGCAAACCACGATATCAATAATGGATGCTGTATAATGGGCAGAAATTCATGCGTTATATTTGTATCCCCATTATGTGAAATCAGAATGAATGGATTTGTTAAAACATGTAATTTTGTCATGAATTGTGCAAGTGTATCTGCATAACAGAAAATCCGTTTCGGATTATCCCAGTTTGAATCTAGACGCGATAGTTGCACATATTTGCTTTTATCTATTTTTGGATTTTCAACAACACTACGTTTTCCAATATACACATCACACAACATTTGTATTTTTTCACCGGATATAATTTCCACTTCCATCTTGTATATATTTGATTTAGTATACACAAGATGTCTTAGACCCCAGAACGTTAAGAGGAGCAACCTTCACATTCATGTCCCTTTATCCATTCCACGACCGATTGCGTGTCACTTGATTTCAATGCACTTTTTATAGTCTGTGGTTCAAACAGCATAAATGTTGGAAAACCATTTACGCCACAATATCCAGCGGTATATGCATTCTCTGTTTCATCACATTTATAAATCGCAATGCCTTTTTCAGCAGCAGTTGATGCTATTGTATCTAAATCAAGACGTTTACATGCTTTGCACCAGGATGCTGTGAAATATACAATCCAATGTGTAATCGTTGGATCTCGACCAAACCATAGCATTTCAAAATCGGCTTGTGTTTCCAAGACGTTCATCCGTATTGTTTTGATATAAAATCATATGTGCCTTTTAGACCGCCGGCTATTAATAATGCAGTTAATGTTCCAGCAATTACACCTCCCGCACCGGCGCCATCACTTGTCGTCATTGTAGTCATTGTAGTCATTGCAGTCATTGCATCATTCTGCGGCGGTTGTTGCTCGCGGCTACCGCCAATTTGACGCACCGTGTGTGCAATATCTTCAACTTTCTTTACACTATCGGGATTCAAGTGTTCCATGGCGGCTAGAGCGGCTGTAACTGGTGGTGTTAATAGGGGCTTTACAACACCATTGTATACTTCTTTGGCAGATTCAACAGATGGAAACCACGACTTTAGAAATGACGGGATTGGTGGACATGTTAACCAATCCCAAAATGAACGATTTTCCTCTGATGGCGCATGATTCATTTCAAACAATGTTGGTGGTATAGGTTCACGGAAAAAGAGACTATATGGCATAGGGGCTGAAATGCCATGTTTCATAATATCCGTTGTGAAAAAGAATGCAAACACGGAATCCCACATAACCCATAACCATCCAAACAAGAACAAAAATATATTAAAACAACTGAGAACTTTTGCAATTCCTTGCCCGGTATAACCTAGATAAAATTTATCTGCACCCAACCATCCCAAAAAAATGGCTAGAAATGCATATATCAAATACGATTTCTGAGCAGGATATTGTTTCCTACTACCGCCATCCTGCAGCCCGGATGGATCCGGTAGCGGTTCAAATACACCACGACCGATTCCTAGTATCCAATCAAATGGTGAACTGAGCCCTTCATTGCGAACCTTTTTACCTTGTGTCATAATTTGTGCTATATCCCACCAGTACCATAATCCAAGAGTTGCAAAATTCATCAGTGCTTTTTGTGTGCCTGTGCCGAAACTGCGTAAATAAAAATGATCAACTCCTATGAATCCAAACAATATAGATAGTATCGCAAATATATAGAAATTCCGATCAGCCCCTTTCCATGCATCGATATCACTGATATGATGTGGTGGTTGCGATGGTTGCGATGGTTGTGATGTTTGGTGCTCTTGTTGCATCCCTCCTTGTTTTATTAAACAGTAAATAAAACGCCGCCTAAACCCGAGGCAATCCGCAATACGTTATAATTTGTAGCATACACAGTTACACCTGCTGCGCGCGATTGCACTGAAGCATTCATTTTCAATTGCAATACAATTGTATCTATACGACTGGCATTGCATGTGCCCTGCGGTTGTGCGGCTTCGGGAGCAAGACTGAATGAATACACGTAAATAAAATCGTTCGGAACGGCAGTGTGGCGCTGCCAAGGTTGTATTAAACGGAAATACTCAGCGCTCATTTCTTCAAATCGATCATATCCGTCAAACTGGAGCAAACATGTGCTAATTAAATCCATGTTTGGAATGCCAAATTCATTTAACATACGGCTACCGTAATTGAACCATTCATGTGCAGCCTGCATACGATCTTGATTCACCACCCATATCATTTCTTTCATTGGGTGATTGAATGTTAGAGGGACATTGGTTATAGTTGTCTTCTCGGGAATACTGTATCGTTTTTGTTGTTGCGTTTGTTCAATCAGATACTCGTGTTTACTGCTAACAAATCGCCGACGTTCTTCCACATCTAAATAAATAAAGTCGCCCCATAGCGTCATATCGGTGATAGTTGGTGGGCGCGGCGTTAGCGGGCATGGAATCGGTGTATTGTTCAACACAGCATTTTCAAGTTTATTGCCAAACACGACATCATTCCCGTTTTTGAGTCGGATATATAGTTTGATGGGTGTTGCTTGAAGTGCGACAATTGGCAGCGCAAGTCCGACATTTTTACAAAACCAAAATTGCAGCGGAACATATAACTTAAGTGGTCCTTTTTGTGTAGTATCATTATAAACTTCCTGTGTACCAGTCATATAATCAACCCCAATCTTTTTTGATCCCGGTGTACTTAATTGTGTCCATAAATACATAAATTCACCATATTGACGATCGACTTCTTGTTGACCTATCCACACACTTATGTAGTCAATCATAGCATATCCAATGCCATTTACCCAACTTACAGATTCCACAATTTCTGCATAATTTGTTTCAGGTTCAGTTACAACACCGGCTCCTGATGTCAGCACAGGTCCGTCTGGCGATATTTCGGGGAGCTTGATTTCCAAAAATAATTGACTTAATAAATCGCCACTACGTGGAATACTTGTTGTGATAAGTTTACCAAAATCCACAGCCGTGTCAAATGGAATACGCTGGGTTTCTACACTGAAATTGGTATATCTACGATATACTTGTTTAAAAAATGTAGTTTGTGGGTTTCCGGAAAGATATATATCTTGCCGACCAGTTGCGACTAATTGAAGAAGGCTTCCTGAATTGGACATTTCCAATACTCTACTAATTCTAGCATGTTTTTTCTAAGTAGTGTCGATCCGCGCGGCTGCAAATGACGCGGCGTCTGTGATAAAAAAGATTTAATCAAAAACAATAGAATGGCGTTTACAACAACGCAACGGCTTGATAATGCGCTAATGCGCAACTTGAATGTCCGAACACCATTAAATGTCCCTATTTCAACACAATATACTATGTATGCAAATGGACAAGGTCAGACGTACTGGAGCAATTCTGTAAGTCCAACCGATTTATCGACCGTTGCACGTAATCTAAGTACATCCATTTATAATCTTGAATATTCTGTATTTCAATCAACATTTGCGTTAAGCACAGCGTTGCATATTGCGTTTAATGATATTCAAACGTTATCAACATCACTTAGCACAAACGTTGCTGGACTATTATCAAATGATAGCAATTTGAGCAATGGTGTACTTTCACTTAGTAACAATTTAGCAGGATTGGCATATTCCAATTCTGTTCAAATCAATAACATTTACAATAGTACAGTGCAGTACGTTTCAAATACATTAATGGGATATAGCAATTTAAGTACATTTTATCTTGAAACTAATAATTTGCTAGGTACAATTTCATCAGGATTATCGTCATTAAGCACAACAATCGGTCAGCAAAATACAAGCACATATAATTCAATTACTTCGAATTATGTATTGTATGTAACAAATGAATTTTTGGATTATGATGCAAATGTAAGTAGTATTTTTTCAAGCATTTTTGCAAATTACGCTACAAACGCAAGCACACAATCATCTATATCTGCATTGGAAACACAGACACAGACGTCAATTAATGATCTAGAAGTGCAGATTGAAAATTTGAGTACATTTGCATCAACCGTTATAAGCACTATATATTTTTCGTCAATTAATCCAATAAATTCTCAACTATTGAATCACGATACTCGAATTTCATCGCTTGAATTATTAAGTACAAACTTATCATCCATTTCAAACCGTTGGATATCTACATTTGTAAGTACAAGTCAAGGAATCCAAGATAGTACGGTTCAAAGCAGCGTGACATCCTTATCATATTTACAAAGTTCATTGACCGCATCAACAATACAAAATGCCAGTACGTTTGCTGCATTTTCAACAATTGCATCCTATACAAATATAAATAATTCGAATGCAATTTCAACCTTATCATGGCAAGTTAGTTCACTTATGTTTGAATACAGCGTGTTAACAACCTCCTCGATATTGGGTGGTATTTATTTATCGTTCATGCAACTTGAAACATACACATATGGATTGCTCACAAGTACATATTCTACAAATGAAGTATTTCAATCAAGTTTACTCTCAACATCAGAATATCAAATCGAATCCACTGCATCAAGATATTTTAATTTTTATGTAAGTACAATGTATGCATCAACACTCAGCACATTAATTCCATCAACGCAAGCCTATTACTCTTCCATTGTATCCACAACATTATGGTTTGCATTATCGACGGCTACATCAACAATCAATATTGTAGCCGCATCCACGGCGACTGCATTTTACTCTACAACTTCATCACTTACAAAAATACTGTTGGATTCTACAGCAACCCAACTAAATTCGAGTATACTTGGCAATTTAGTTATTCCAACACAAACATTATTATCTTCATTTTCAACTAGTTTTGGAACAAATATGAATACATACTCAACGCAATTTACAAATCAATTGGGAACACAAAGCACCATGTTTTCTTCATTATACTGTTTCTACAGTTCTGCATTAAGCACATTGGTTCTATCTAGTTTGAATACATATTCATTTTTATCAACACAAACAAGTAGTCTTGTTTCATCTGTGACTGGACAATTTTCGACATTTTCTACCCAATTTGCGCGTCAACTAAGCATACAGACCGTTATTTTTAATTCATCTATTGCGGTTATAACGACAGGTTTAGCATCAACACTGACATCAACCACTAATTCGGTATATAACTTTACAATTTCCTCTGCAACAAACACATTAACTATAATTCAAAATTCAACATTGCAAACATACAATGATTATGTAATTGGTCTCAATAATTCATTGTCAACGGCTGCTTATTCATCAATATATACAGAACAAGTTCTCAATTTAACTAGCAATACATCAAATGTAACCATGGATATGGCAACGTTTCGAAATTTCAATATAAATGTTTACAATATTCTTAGTTCAAATGCAAAGTATAGAGTAACGTATAATCAAAATACGTTATTGGGTTTGAATTATCGCACAGGATTTATTTTTATTAATGTAAGTACCGTTGGACAAAATTATACAAGTAACAATAGTCAATTGCAATTTGACGCATATCAATGGGGTATTCCAACAACAGTATTTGGAAGCGTATATCCATATATAAGCAATGCTGATTATACATTGCAATACCAATATGTCATACAAAACAATGTATTATTTACAAATTTATTGAATGTGTATCCACGATTGCGTATTCAAACTGTTTCTATATCGCCTGTTACATCAAATGTCTTTGATAGTTCCAATGTTGCATATAGTAATGCTGTATGGCGTGGAACACCTATGAATATTTCTTGGACAAAATACAGTTTCTTTCCATCGGCAATGAATGGCACGCCGCCATTCAACCCTAACGTATTAATTGATATGCGTATCAATAACTCAACCGTGGCGGAATACGGTCCATTTTCATTTGATTCGGCTTCTGCAATTGTGGAAGCCCCGTATATCAATCTCGCACAATCAAGCAATGTATTGGATACATTAGTTCGTGTATATATTGCAGGCGCAGTGAATCAAGCCGCAACAAATTCATTTACTACAGTGCTGCCGGCATTTGATAGTGTGCGCATGTTATCACCATTACTTCCAACACGTGCATATGTTGGTGGTACTGAATTGGTTGCAATAACAGATAATGGCGGATACCCACTTTATAGCACAAGTTTAAGTTTTACATCTGCATCTGGACAACCTAGTTTTGACGGAACTTCCAATTTCATTCCACAAAATATAAATAACGGGTTACTTAACCGTGTAGGTGCGAATGGATTCAATCCAACATCCCTTTTATGCTCAACAATTATGCCAAATACATTGCCTTCCTTTATTGAACCTGAATCATTGCAATCTTGGAATACCATACGCACCGCAAATGTAACACAAACTGCAACAAAAATTTCAAAAAATACAGGTACAAATACATGGGATGCAACTGCATATGCTGTTGATGGATTTACAAGCACAGTATTTGCGAGTGTGTCACCGAATGCAACGAATCAATTCATGTCATTTGGTATGGATGCAGCCCCAGCGGGCAAAATTTCAAATCTGTATAACTATACATGGTATTTTGACGGAGTAACAACTGCCATTTATACATTTGGAGTATTCAGAGGAACCGCAGCCTATTCAACCGCCAATCGTTATGCTATTTACTATGATGGAGCGCGTGTTGTCTTTTTACTGAATGGTGTAGAACAATATAGTGAACCTAGATCAGTTGGCGCGCCGCTTTATTTTGCATGTTCATTCTTTTCCGCAACATCGGAATTCAATAATGTTGTATATTCGCCATATTATGTTCCTGTCGGAATTATCAAAGACGCATCGCAAGAAATTGGAAGTACAACCTTTTTTGTAAATAGTGGTGCAGCAGGAAACACATATTTCTCAAATATATCGTCACTGCGTCAATATGGTACATCATTCACATTCACTCTTTCGCGATTAACCTCAACAGTCCAATTCACAGCAAGCAGCATACAATTATCAACCGGAACAACATCAATTTGGCGTATTGATTCAGGTGTTCCAAATTCAAATGTGCAATTTACAAGAGGAAACTTGTATATGAATTATAGTTATACACCTGTTACACGAATTTCATCATCTGCATTTTATGTTGAATCGACATTTTGCGGACCCTCATCATCCATTGCGGATACAGCCGTTGAGTTAACAATGAATTCTGTAAATATATACAGAACGCCAATAAGCACATTACTTTATTATAATTTACTTGGAAATCCGGTGCAAGGTATATCAACAAACGGAATGTTGATTCGAGGTACTGTTACAAGTGGTGGAAATTCATACACAAGTACATTTATAACAAACGGGTCATCAAATGTGCAGATATTTAAAATATAGTTGGGAGGAATCTCTTACAAAAATAAAATCAATTCATAATGGATTTTATTGGCACGGTCATCAAATACATTCGCGCACTAAGTCACTGGTGCGAATAAGACGCCTTGCGTATTCAATATACGGTTTTGCTGCAAATGAATTATACTCAAGGGTTCCCGTTTTTACACCATTATACCAACGTAAATATTCACTGTTTGATAAACAGGGTTTTGGTTTGGGGACAGTTGATACGTTTGGAATATCATGTGGTCCTACAAAATGATGTGGTTGTGGTTGTAGATGTGGTTCAACACGCGGTTTTGTATGTTTTTTCTTCTGTCTTGAACGCAATTTATCTTCATCTTCATATTCCTTTAATCCGAGTTTGTATTTTTCATGTAATGCTTTCTTTTCTTCTTCTGATGGCGGAGGAATGTGTCCAATTTTCCGATCGAGGGTTGGCTCATATTTGGCTTCGCTTTCTTTTTGCATGGCTTCATATTTTGCACGATTTTCATAACGTTCCCATTCTTCCTTAAGACGAGCGATATCTTTTTCTTCTGCATCAGATCGTGGCTTGCGTATAATACCCATTTTTGCATCGCGTGCACGTCTGGCGTCGTCTTCTTCCCAATATTTATCACAGATTGGTCTGGTGCAGCTAAAGTAATTCTTTTCGTGTGTTTGTTTTAGCTTGTCATAGAATGCATTCCCAGATGAATTACGTTCTTCAATCAGAATCATTGTGCACTAGGTATCTAGTTTATCTAATGTATGTATGAAATTAAGTGCATTGCATTCATTTTTTCGATTTTATGAGTCAATTTTAAACGGTAAATGGTAAAAGGTGTAAAAAAGGATACCCTGCAGCCTGCTCTTATTATTTAAGCACATCTCTTAACATATTATGTAAAGAAATATGTTAGCACATCATCCGTCTACAGGAAAACCCATTCGGATTCTACGAACAGCCGCGCAATTAAATGAATCACATACATCACTTGTATGGGTTCGTGCATCCATGTCCATATCAAAACGATGGAATCGTTGGACTACATTAATTACAGAACCGGCTGCAGCAAGTGTATGTAAACCAGATATTATTATAATTCCACCAAGTGACTCCATTGAATCATGGGATTCTATACTTCAAACATATTGTCATGATGCATCATCTGTGCTTGTGTGTGTGACGAGTGATTGGCAACGTCACGCGGCTGCAAATAAATGTGGATGGTGTGCATATGATCGCATATTTGTGCGCGATGAAATGTTTGATATGTTTCCTTATTTAGGTGAACCTCTCAAAAATAGCGACACCGTCGAGAAATGTGTGCTTGCATTTGCACATATTTTACGTATGCGTCGCGTTATATGGTCGGCTGGGAATCGCGAATCTATGGATTTCGGAACCGCGGCTGTACACGATGCATGGCATAAATCTATACACGGCGATCTTATACATTTACCTATTGATAGCGATGATTCATGTATTCCACGTATGTGGTTAATTCAACAATATTTCAAACCCCAAAATGCAAGACGAGGTCGTGAACTCCAGCACTGTTTACAAAAAAATCTAGAATGCGCCATGATTGACCATGTAATGCTTTTAAATGAATGTGAATATCCAGAATTGCCATCGTCAAATACGAAACTTCAAACATCGGTGATTGGTCATCGTTTAACATATATGGATGTGATGAAAACAATACAAGAACGTGTGCCGGCTGGTGATTATGTTGTATTTGCAAATAGCGATATTTATTTCGATGATACATTGCGTTATTGTTGGAGTGTGGGAATGGCAGAAAAATCTGTATGCATCGCCCTGCTTCGTTGGGAAGAATCAACGGGGCAACTCTTTGGACCACGTGCTGATTCACAGGATGCATGGATTCTTGCGCGGGATACAGCGGCGCACCTGAACTTGAATGATGACGATTTTGGTTACCCATTTGGAAAATCGGGATGTGATAATGCGCTTGCACTGGCTATGATGAAACAACGATGCCTGGTTGTCAATCCTGCACAATCCATCAAATCGTGGCATGTCCATGCATCAAATTATCGCACATACGATCCAAAAGATATTTTATATCGCACACATTATTTATATTTAGATCCCACTTTTATTCAAGCATATGAAGTGGTGCGCGATATGTTGAGTGCAAAGTACGCAGCCCCGAAACATGTTCTTGCTTCATGGAAATCTTTGTCTGATAGTCGTCGTCAATCGTTTCCACGGCGAATTTTAGGTGTGGATGAGGCTGGAATTCAAACAATTTGTGCCATGATGTATCGACAATCTGATGGATTCTTGAATTTTTCACAGCACTCTGCAAATATGTGGACAGAAAACACTACCATTCCATTATATTATATTACAAATGGAGCCTTTGTTACACATGATGGTTTAGTGAATACATGGAATGAGATATTGGTCGGCAAGCATGAACTTTGGGCACGTGGTTGGGAAACTGCGCGACAAAGCAATATTATGCCATCCGTGCATGTTCCAAGCATCGTTGCAATTGATCTGTCCGTTGAAGCGCGCAGATCATTGAGTGCGTGGTGTTTATTGTATCTAGCCCGCGCACTAGCGATTCGTAAAGCCGTTCGTAGTAGCCGCATGGATGAACCTGAATTTCTTGTGCCGGCGTTCCCAGATATGAATGATTTTTTACATGATTGCGTTTGGGATAGTGGAAGAGCCGGTGACGGTGACGGCGACAGCACAGGAGAAGGGAAAACAAAACGTATTACCGTTGTGCCTGTTATTGAAACGATGAATTATTATAGTGAGCATGTTTGGGCAATCCCACATGAACCGAATGCAGGATTATCGATTCGGCAAGAAGATATTGCTTTACTACGCGAATTGATACCGCCAGCGCCCGCGACTGCTTCCGCATTACCGGTTGCAGTATTTTGTGTTGAATCTGACGACTCGCTTCTGAATAGAAAATGGTGTGAACAAATTGCTGAATATGTGCTTCAGAAAAAATGGGATGTGCGTTATATTGATGCTTCAACAACGCCTCGTGAGCGCCGTATTGCATTTTCACACGCCGCTTGGATATTTGGTAGAGGGACAATGCTTGAATGGATGTGGTATGCGAAACCAGGGACAACCGTTATGGAATTCATGAGTGATACACATCCACACGGCATGAATATACATCTAGCAGGAGCCGCAGGATTACGGTATGTTGTTGGGGTTGTGAAAAATGAACCAATTGATTACCAACGTCAACATGCAATGGAAGATGTCCAAAAATCACTTCAACTCTATGGATTCAAAGAAATGCTTACAGTTCGTCGCATTGATCGTGGCGTGGAAACACCACGGGTTTTATTACCAGCGGGAGACGCTTTGAATGGCATATGGTCACATAGCGGCGATACGTTCCGTGAAATGGTCGAACTATGGGGCGAACGCGGGTACGTAACAATTGAGAGGAATACAACATCAGGATATTGTTGGTGGGGTGGGATTGGAGAAATTCTACTTTATGATCGCCCAACTCCACGTTGGTGGAATGATAAACAGACATATCAACTCGCTCTTTTTGGTAATTGTGCGCCTCCGAATCCGGATACACAACGTCAATCGGTGTGGGGATTCTGGTCACGATCCCCACGCTCAATTGAAATTATCAATATTCTTGGACTCAATATGCTTTCCTATGAACACCGTCCCATAAAATCTATATTTTTGGGCAAGATTGAAAATGGCGTGCAACATGCACATCGCACTGGCGCAGATTGGAAATCAGCCGTTGATTTATTTTCAATGCCAATCGATTCTACAGGATCACCTTACCCTTATACACAAGAACAATATCTGGAAAAATTGTGCAATTCGCGGTTTGGTTTATGTTTACCTGGATACGGTCCAAAATGCAATCGTGAAATTGAATATTTTGCTTGTGGCGTTGTTCCTATTGTAACACCTGGAGTTGATATGAAAGGATATTTAGTTCCACCAATCGAAGGAGTGCATTATTTTACAGCACGCACACCTGAAGAAGTCCGCATCATTGTAGAAAAAACAAAACCTGATCAATGGTTACGCATGTCTGTGGCTGGACGAAGATGGTGGTCGTTATATGCATCTGCAGAAGGATTATTCAGATTGACATGGGAACGCATTGAACAATGTCGCCCTTTTTTAACAACGGGACATATGCCTAAATTCAAAGGATCCCATTGACTTTGAAGGCGGCGCATTTATAATTTATTATAATTCATACTTCATTATGAAGTATACATTATAATGTTTTTATCGGCTCATGTAACACAAGGCTCTTTATTAAGAATTCGTAGAAATTGTTGCATAGGTTTATGCCCTTTTAAAATTTGTGACATGCGTATAAACCACTGATTAAATGCATGCGTTGACGAACCGTCGCGTTGATACCAGTGTGTATGAATAGATTGTAGTGTGCGACCATCGTAACGTATTCCTATTCCTGTATCTGGTCGATATATAGAAAACTTTTTTTGTTGATCTGGTGGTGCGAACGGGGATTGAAACATTCGCCACCATCCAAAATTAACAGAAGGAGGAAAAGAATACATCGCAGTGTTTGCAACCAATGCAACCTGTTCAAGTGCGGCTTGTTCGAAAAACCTACTTGTGTGTCCGGCTGTTTTCCATACTTCCAATAACGCAGGCTCTTTGAACCACATATATCCTGCATTGAAATTACCAAACTTCATTTCATCTGCAGCGCGAATATAATGCGGACTCAATGCAACAATTGCAGATTCAGGAATTGTTGGAAGTGGAGCACAATGTAGTATATCAGCATCCATAAACCACACCCCATGTTTCAACGTAGATTGCATTTCAAACATCCATTTCATGACATTTGCTTTCTCATATGTGTACTCTTTGAATAATGAATCGTATATTGTGCCAGGCGATGCTTCCATTTCTGCGCGACGTTTTCCTTTGTATTTATCCAGCGCTGTTTTATTCACATGAAGTGTGCCGGATTTGGGCGTTTTTGTGACATTTGTTTCGGAATCTGTGTATACATATAATACAGCATCTGGGTGCCATAATTCTAGTGTGGATACAAATAGGTTGTAATCAGCAAGGGCTTCATTGCCAGATACAAGTAATCCAATATGTGGCGACTGCGACTGCGTTGGCGTTGGCGTTGGCGTTGGCGTTGGCGTTGGCGTTGGCGTTGGCGTTGGCGTTGGCGTTGGCGTTGGTGCTGTAGGGGACGACGACATTTGTGTATTTACGTGCGGTGTTTTGTTTTTAAATGTATTTCATATATGAATCCTTAGACCTTCTAAGACGATATCAATAACCTATTTTTCAGCCGATCATGAAATGCGGCTGCATCAACATCGCGTGCAGCCGCTCGACGCTGACGTTGTGTTTCTGCAGCGACTTTGGCTTGTTCAAATGCAGCGACTGCAGCGGCTTGTTCTGACGTCATGGCTTGCGGAGCACTTCCATATTCCCGTTTTGCTTCTTCAAGTGTTTTTGGACGCCCATCCATACTTGCTCCAGCCACTTCATGTGTAAATGTGGCTTTTTCAGTATACGCCTGTTTCAAATCAGTATACGCAATTCCATGTGCATTTGTGGCTTTTGTATATGATTGCGGGCGATCGCTGCCCAATTCTGTTCCAAATTCAGGCGCCATAATCAAATCACTTGGCGGCTTATATGAACTCAACGCGGTACTTGACCCGCCGGCTTGTCGTCGTGCTTCTTCTTCAAATGTTTTATTGAAAATATCTTTATTGTATTTGCCACGCATAGCAGATGCATTGCTACGTGATTCCTGTGTTTTCAACCAATCGCCGTATCCGTCGTCTTTATCAGGATCAGGCAACTTGTTTTCATCAAATAATTTATTAAATACTGTCATATCCAGTTTTTTAGGATTGAGTGCAATCGGCGGCGCATCTTCTAATCGAGGTGCTCCTGGTGGCGCAGGAGCCGTCGCATAAACACCACGGGCTTGTAGTGCAGTTTCAGGCGTGACTGCGGCTGTAAATCGCGGATCACTGCCATCTGATGCAGTTTTTGGTATCAATTTATCAAGAACTTCCTGTAAATACAAAAATGCACGCGTAACACCGTCAAACTCTTCAGCCGATCCGCCTTTATCAGGATGCGCACGAATGGCTGCACGTTTATAGGATAAACGTAATGATTCATGTGTCAATGGTTTTGAGTCATCGACTCCAAGAATTCGATACGATTCATGTAAGACATCTAGAGCCCGTTTTGGAGGTGGAATAACTGCAAGTTGCTGTTGCCTGGGCGGCGGTGGAAGTTGTGATGGTATATGTCGTTGTGTAACTGTAGGGCGTGGCAATGTAGTTGGTGCATACGTTTGATGAATCACTTCATTCTGCGGTCGCATTTGTGGCTGTGGAATAAATCTATCTGGCACTGCTAGCGGCGCCGCTGCTCTTGTTGGGTCTGGCCAAGGATAATATTCGCCACGACGTGTAGCGGCTGTCCATGCCAGTAATCCTGAATAAATTCCAGCGCTCTTGGCTGCATTGACAAATTCATGTCCCGATAATAGTGTATCTAACATTTGTATCCGGGATTGCATAGACGATAGCGCACATAAATTATTCCAAATTCGGATATAACGTTGATCATAGGATGAAAAAGCCGCACCCATTCTTAATCATTTGAACTAAGATTTTGCGAAATGTTTAACGCAGTCCTAGAAATCATCTGTGCTTCCAACATGAATATTGGATGTCAGCCATTCACGTAGCGATGCGACCTGATTGCTATTCCATTCTACTACATGCGTTTCTGTTGTTGCATCGACAATACGGATCGTAGGAACTTTTTTAATTGTTGCTTGTTCCGTTTCATCAAGATCTGCATCGTAATCTTTAATTACAAGTGGGACACTGAATTGCGACGCAAGCGATTCCGTAACAGGTTTGATTTCCTTGCATGGTTTGCACCATGATGCTCCAATATAAAGAATTGTATAGGATGACATTGTTCTATCTATATAATTCTATGCTGTGTTGCCTCGGATGCGTCAATTTTTGACAAGACGGGCGTGACGGTTAATGCTCAAGTGCATCTTCCACCCATTGCTTGATTTGTGTAGGTTGAATTAACGGTATAAGTGGTTCACATTCCCACATAAAACGTCGTCCGAAGGAATAATAACTCCAATCACAAGGCCAGGCGTATGGATACAATCGTGGTAATGCATGAAGTTCAGTTGGTAACAAATAAATTGACGACTCAGGAAGAACCATTGCAAGTTGCTCAATCGGAGTTAGTTTCGTTTCATCAAAAGGTGCTAAAGGCGCCGATGGCATCGAATTCTCTTTTAAATATTCTAG